TTAGTATATAGTGGCTGTGAACTTGAACATTGGCGAGAGCCTTTTGACGGGAACATTTGCGGTCAAGTATTTCTACATTATAATCATGTAAACGGCCCATTTGCTAATAAAAATAAATTTGATGGAAGACAAATGTTAGGTCTACCATCGGGTATAAAATAGTATTACAATGAGGCTATATGTTACAAAAATTAGGTTTTCTACCAGGGTTCAATAAACAAGTTACATCAACAGGTGGTGAAAGCCAATGGATTGACGGTGAGAATGTACGTTTTAGATATGGTACTCCTGAGAAAATAGGAGGATGGTCTCAACTAGGTCAAAGTAAACTGACTGGTGCGGCTAGGGGACTACATCATTTTGTTAGTACCGGCTCTATTAAATATGCAGCAATAGGGACTAATAAAATTTTATATATTTATTCTGGTGGAGTTTATTATGACATACACCCTTTAGTTAATCCAACAGGTACTACACTTACAAGTGCATTTAGCACGACTAACGGATCACCCACTGTTACTATAACTTTTCCAACAGATCATACTTTCGTAGCAGGAGACATTATTTTATTTAGTGATTTTTCTACTATTACAAATTCTAATTTTAGTGCAACAGATTTTAATGATAAAAAATTTATGGTTACATCTGTACCTAATTCAACAACAATTACAATTACAATGCCTACTAATGAAACAGGTTCAGGAGCAACAACATCAGGTGGAATTAAATATTTTCAATACTACCACGTAGGACCTGCAGAACAACTAGGAGCTTATGGGTGGGGTATATCTTTATTTGGTGGTAATATTTTAGGTGTTACTTTAACTACTTTGAATGGTGCCCTTGGTGATAATACTAATGGTAATAATGGTTCAGCTACAGAAATTACATTAGCAAGTGTATCCGGTCTTCCAAGTTCAGGTACAAATTTTATTTCAATAGGCACCGAAGAAATATCATACACCGGCATCACAGGACTTAAACTTACAGGAATCGGTAGAGCAGCAAGAGGGTCAACAAGAGCAGCACATAGTACGGGTGCAACAGTAACTGATACTTCTGCTTTTACAGGTTGGGGGTCACCGGCAGCTAACACAGACTCAGTAACTGATCCTGGTCTATGGTCCTTGGACAATTTAGGTACAACTCTAATTGCATTAATTCATAATGGTGAATGTTTTAAATGGGATGCAGACGCAACTAATGCTACAAACAACAGAGCAGTAATTATTCCAAACGCACCCACAGCTTCACGAGACATGTTAGTATCAACTCCCGATCGTCACTTAGTATTCTTTGGTACAGAGAAAACGATTGGAGATAAAACTACACAAGATGATATGTTTATAAGATTTTCTTCTCAAGAGGATATAGAAGATTACACACCAACAGCAATCAATAGTGCGGGTACACAAAGACTGGCCGCCGGATCACGGATCATGGGCGCTAAGCTTGGTAGAAATGCAATTTACATTTGGTCGGACACGTCTTTATTTACTATGAGATTTGTTGGAACTCCATTTACTTTTGCTTACGAACAAGTTGGAACTAACTGTGGTTTGATAGGACAGAACGCAGCTGTTGAAGTAGATGGTGCTGCTTACTGGATGTCTGACAATGGTTTCTTTAGGTTTGCTGGTAAACTAGAATCAATGGATTGCTTGGTTGAGGATTATGTTTATGACGACCTTAACACAACTTCTAATCAATTAGTGTACTGTGGTATTAATAACTTGTTTGGAGAGATTACTTGGTTCTATCCAACATCTACATCTAATGTAGTTAATAGAGCTGTTACATATAGTTATCTAGATTCAACAGCAAAAAGACCTATATGGTTTACTAATGCCAGCACATTATTTCCAAGAAGTACTTGGCAAGACTCAGCTGTTTTTGGTTTACCTCATGCAACTAGATATGATGCAGGAGATGATGTGTCTTTTGATGTTGTGGGAAATACGGAAGGAGTTACAATATATTTTGAACATGAAACAGGGCTTAATCAAATTATTGCAGGGATTTCTCCTGTTGCTATACCCGCTAACATTACATCTGGTGATTACGATATTACACAAAAAGTAGTTAAAGGTGCTGCTAGTAACTTAGCCGACCTTAGAGGGGATGGAGAATTTATAATGAGAATTAGTAGAATTGTTCCTGATTTTATTTCCCAACAAAATAATGTAGTAGCTACATTAGATGTTAGAGATTATCCAAATGATACATCTTCAGGTTCACCTTTAGGTCCATTTACTTTAACACCTACTACTTCAAAAATAGACACCAGAGCTAGGGGGCGAGCTATAGCATTAACAATTTCAAACACTGCCTTAGATACTACTTGGAAACTAGGGACTTTTAGGTTAGATATACAATCTGGAGGAAGGAGATAATGATAGATAAAGGAATGAAATATGATATGCAAGGCGGAGTTAAAAACTATCTTGGCAAACAAAAAGAAGTTAAAGCTCCTTTAAAATGGCAGTCAGGTCCTGATCATCCTTCAACAGAATTAGCTTACATTACAGAAGCAGAAAAAAATTTATTAATTAAACAAGATTTACATAATTCATTAAAAGGTGGAGCTAACAGAGGTCCTTCAGGTATTATGAGTTTAAATGGTTGGGGAGATGCTAGTGATGGTTTTGGAAGTGATGGTGTCGATAGTGGTAGTTCCAATGATCAAGATAATTCAGGATACAGTGGTGGGGGCGGTGGCCAAGATCGAAGTTATAATGCAAATGAAACTTATACAACTACTGAAGTAACAACACCTGCAATTGGTCCAGCTTCTTACAATAATGATACAGTTACAACAACAGTAGCTCCTAAAACACCTCAAGACACTTATGGTGGAAAATATACAGGTGATGGTTTTTTAAACAGATTTCTAGGTAACGCTAATCAATATGGTTATACACCTACTATCGGAGGTCTTGGTTCTAATAAAAATTATACAAAACCAGGATACGGTGGAAGAATTATGGGAGGCTTACTTGGACTTGCAACAGGTATACCTTTTATAGGTGGTGCGATTGGAAATGCTTATGATAAAGGTAAGGGATTATTTACTACTCAACCTCAAGACATGTCTAAATTTAATAACTTAGGTTTGTATACAGATCGACCTCAATTTACTGGAAAATATGGACCACCTACACAACAAGGTGACTATGATATTTATGGAAACAAAATTGATGAAATTACAGGCGATATCTTAGATCCAGTTACAGGAGAAATTATTTATACAATTCCCGGTTATCCTGGGGGTAGTGATGATGGTGGTATAACAACTCTTCCAACAGGTGATGGTGGTAGTGATCAATATGTTAATTTAATAGATCAATATGTTCCTGAAGATCCAACAGTTTCTGAAGATCCATTTTTACAAAGATTTAAAGTTAAAGACGAGTTTAGAAAAGCTAAAGGTGACGACTTAATAGCAGAAGATAAAAGAATAGCAGAACAAGTGAGAACTTTATACACATAATGGCAAAGATAGTACAAACATTAACTAGAGCAAGTGAAGAATACGATCAAGATACATCACAATCTTTAGTTAGAGATTTAGATGGTGTTATTGAAAAATTAAACAGTACATTTCAAGAAGAATTAAAACAGGAGATAGAAGCTAGAAGCTTCTTTTTAGATTAATGGCAGTAGTAAATCAGTATTTATTTTATGGTAAAACAATAACAAGTGCAGAAACTGTTACTATGTTATCACCTGCTGTTAATGAAACAGTATTAATAAAATCTATAAGAGTGAGTAATTTGTCAGGTTCTAACAAACCTATTATTACTTTAAAAGATAACAACATAGCTTTATTCAATGCTCAGGAATTAGATCATAACGCTTCATTAGAATTACTTACTCAACCTTTAATAGTTGAGGGAGGTACTACTTTTACTTATACTACATCAGGTACAGTATCTGCCGGCGTTGCTATTGGAATCAGTTATTTAAACATCAAAAAAGAGGTAACAACATAATGAAAATACTACAAGCAAAAGTAGAGACGACTTATAGACACAAGGAAACTGGAGAGCTTTTTAAGGAGAGAAAAGACTGGGAAGCTAAAGGTTTTAAGCAAGAAGAGATGGCTCAAGACGTAAATGTTATGATGCCGGCTCTTGATTTATTTAGTAAAACAAAGTAAACTATAAAAACCATGGGAATAGAAGATATACAAATTTCAGAAGAGCTAGAAACTAACGCACCATCTATTAAATATAGAGGGAACGAAGGTCCTAAGTCTCCACAAGAAGAGCAGATGATGATGCTTATTCAAAAATTAATGAGTCAAGGCATGGGTCAAGAAGAAGCTATGCAAATGGCTCAACAGATGATGGCACAAGCTGAGCAACAGCAAATGCCTCAACAACAAATGCCTCAACAGATGCCAAGACAAATGGCAGCCTTCGGCGGTATCATGGGTCTAGATGGTAGACGTCAATATGGTATAGGAAGTTTTTTAAAAAAGACAGTAAGAAAATTAATACCAAATGAAATAGCAGACATAGCAGTTAAAGCTGCACCATTCGTTGCACCGTTTAACCCGCTAGCTGCAGGTTTGATGTCCGGTATTGGTGGTTTTGATCAAACAGGTAAAATAGGTTCATCGCTTAAATCAGGATTAATGAATTATGGTATGGGTCAACTAGCTAGAGGTATTGGTGGTGGTACAGGAAATTTACAAGGCGCTTCTCTTAGAACAATGCCGGGACAAACTGGTTTTGGTTCTTATTTTAGTA